CAGATATAGATAATGATTATAAATATCAGAGAGAAAACTTTTACAATCTGATAGAAAGAGGACAGGATGCAATTGATGGCATTCTAGACCTTGCAAGAGAATCGGAACATCCTAGAAGCTATGAGGTTGCTGGGAACTTGATTAAACAGGTTGCAGAAGTCACAGAGAAACTTGGAGACTTACAGGGTAAGATGAAGAAACTCAAAGAAGTTCCTAACTCTGCACCACAAAATGTAACTAATGCATTGTTTGTAGGAAGCACAGCAGAACTACAGAAGATGTTAAAAGGAAAACAATAATGCCATTAACTAGAATTAGACAAACGGCGATTGGTGATGATAGTATTACTAGTCCTAAGCTTGCACACGACTTAGATTTCGATGGACAGTTTGTTCGTGTTCCTCATGGTACAACAGCTGAACGTCCAAGCAATCCTGTTGGTGGATATATGAGATTTAATACTACTATAGGTGTATTGGAACAGTATAATACAAATATAAATAATTGGGCGGCGATTGATAGTCCACCAATTATTACATCTCTTGCTTATAGTGGTTCTTTAACTGCCGCTGATCCTGCTGGTGGTGAAACCGTTACTGTTACAGGTTCTAATTTTCAAACCGGCATAGGAGTAAAGGTTGGTGGAACTTCTGCAAGTTCTGTTACATTAGTATCAGCATCATCTCTTACGTTTACAACACCAGTAAAGACTGCCGGTGATTATGATGTTGAATTAGTAAACACAAATGGACTTTCTGCTACATTAACTAATGGCATTTCGTACAATGGAACGCCAACATACTCAACAGCTGCCGGCAATATAGGAGAGGTTGAAAATAATGCTCCAATATCAACAATTACTATTGTTGTCGCAGAACCAGATGGTGGTAATGTAACCCAATCAATAACTAGTGGCGCACTTCCAACAGGACTTTCTATATCGTCTGCCGGTGCAATTACTGGTACACCAAACATATCAGGCTCAGGCAATACAACCTTTAACTTTACTGTTACTGCAACAGATGATGAAAATCAAACAAATAATCGTGCGTTTAATTTGATTGTTCTTCGTGAGGTTTATGCACTTAAAATTGCAAATAGTCTTAGATTTGATGGTACTGGTTATTTGGAAAGATTACTTGAGAGTGCTGGAAACAGAAAACTGTGGACTTGGGCTGCATGGGTAAAAAGATGTAGAACATTTACAGAAGAAACTATCTTCATGGCTGATGATGGTACTAATGATTATGTCAACTTCAAGTTTACTAGTACTAACGAATTCCAAATAACTTATAAGGCAACTGCTCAAACTGGTGGTTCTGCATCTACTCAAACACGCAGAAAGATTACCAAACAAAGATTTGAGGATACTTCAGCGTGGTATCATATTTTAGTAAATTTTGATGCGGCTAATCAAACCTGTGATCTTTATGTGAATGGAGAAAGGGTAAACAAATTCTCAACTAATGAGCAACCTCAAAATTTAGATTTTGCAATGAACACTACTGATGATCATTATATTGGTCGTAGTCCAAGTACCCGCACATCAGTTGCTATATCGACCTTTAGCGGTTTGATGTCAGATATTTATCTGGTTGATGCACAGGCACTTACACCCACATCTTTCACAGAATTATATAGGGGAGTCTTAACACCCAAGGCATATTCTGGTTCTTTTGGATTAAAGGGATATCATTTAGAGTTCTCTGATAGTTCAGATTTAGGTAAAGATACTTCACAAAATTATACATTGGTAACTGGAACATATGGCGGTGGAACAACCAACTATACAAATACAGCTAACGCATTCGATGGAGATATTTCAACATCTGTTGATAGGGCTGCATCAAATGGTATAATTGAGATTACACCAGCATCTCCTGTTACACCAGTGTTTCATTCTATTACAACTGTTGAAAGTTCAGCATACACTTCTGCATCTAGACCAAACAATGTTCAACTGGAGGGTTCAAATGACGGTGGTTCTAATTGGACAGTTATTGATACAATCTCCAATACAACTAGCGACCACTCAACAGCAACAGGCAATTCATTTGTTAATACAACCAGTTATGCAAAACTTAGATTGAATATTACTTCAAATAATGGTGGTTCTAATACAAGATTCTCAGAGTATAAAGTTATTTCGTCTGAAAGTGGTGGTGGATTAGGTATTAACAATTTTGTTGTAAATGGAATGAATGTTCACGACAAAATAAAAGGATCGCCAACTAATAATTTCTGTACATTCAATGAAGCTGCAACAAGACCGAATTCTTCAGTTGTATCATTCGTGCAAGGTGGATATAAATTTGAAACCACTGCGGTTCACAAAACTGCATATGGAAATCAGTCAATGTCCAGTGGTAAGTGGTATTGGGAGGCAAGGGTAACTGGTGGCAACAAACATACTCTTGGTGTTACTGATGTTTTAAACCTACATTACAAACAATCAAACAACACAAATCACCTTCTTGGTAATACGGCAGCAACAAGTACTTATGGTGATGCTGTTGGTGCATATGCAAATAACTTTTATAAAAATAATAGTACTGTACAGTCAAGTGTATTTGGTGGTTATGCACAAAATGACATTATGATGTGCGCTTATGATGCAGATAATGGATATGTGTATTTTGGTAGAAACGGAACATGGAATAACGGAGCGCCATCAAGAGGCACGGCTGCAACAACTTGGCAAGGTACTAGTTCATATGACGTTACAGTAGATGCAACACAAATATATGTTCCAGCCTTTTCTCTTGAACAACCTAGTAAATGGACGGTAAATTACGGGCAAGACTCTACATTCGCTGGGTATGAATCAGCTGCGTCAAATGCTGATGCAAACGGTGTTGGCGAATTTCTATATCCAGTACCAACAGGCTTCCTTGCACTAACTAGCAAAAATAAACCAAATCCAGTAAATAATAATGTTGTCGATGACACACCACAAAAAAGATTCAATATAGCATCATATGTTGGTGATGGTGCTGCCTCTAGGGCAATAACAGGATTGGGATTTAGCCCAGACTTTGTTTGGTTTGGAAATAGAAGTGCTTCAAGAAGTATGTTTATGTACGATACTGTTAGGGGTGCAACTTACGGTATAGCTTCTGACAATGATGCCAATCAGGTTCAACACACAAATGGACTTTTATCATTTGACTCTGATGGATTCACTATAGGAAATAAGAATAACTCTAACGGTAATGCTGAAAATATGGTTGCATGGTGTTGGAAAGCTGGAGGCGCTCCATCTGCAACAAATGTTGCTGCCGCTGGTGCAGTTCCTACTTCTGGTTCAGTTATGATTGATGGTGTTGCATCTACTGCTGCACTTGCTGGTACACAACCAGCGAAAAAAATCAGTGCAAGTAATAAAACAGGACTCAGTATTGTTCTATTAGATGGAACAGGTGCTAATCTAACTGTTGCTCATGGATTAAATGGAGCTCCAGAAATGGTTTGGGCTAAAGCATTTTCTGGAACTCAAAATTTCTTCGTTCAACATAAAGATGCACAAACTAGTGGTGCAGAGCTGGCCTATCTAAATCTATCAAACGCTGGAACAACGGCCACTTCGGCTTGGAATAATACACTCGCAAATTCAACAGTGGTATCTTTGGGAGCAGGGAATGGCAACTTTTCCAGCGCTGAAACCATATTGTATTGTTGGAAAAGTGTTGAAGGTATGACTAAGGTTGGAACTTATAATGGCAATGCTTCTGGCCCGCCTGGCGGCGTATATGTTCATCTTGGGTTCAAACCCGCCTTGGTTGCAGTAAAGGCCTGGGGTGCCACTTCCAGCTGGATTGTTTATGATAATGTTCGTCACGATGGTGGCAATTATCAAAGGAATGCAAAATTTTGGGATGATGACACAACAGCTGAGGGAGTCCCCAATGTCAACCGCTATGTTGATTTTATGGCAAATGGATTTATGGTTCATGGCGGTACTGCTTCATCAGTTACTAATAAAATGAATGAATCAACAGACTATATCTACATAGCATTTGCTGAAGATCCATTTAAGTATTCTGAGGCTGAATAAAATAAAGTTACATTATGACAAATTATGATCACTATCTTGGAAACCCTCTACTAAAGAAATCTAATGTTCCTGTAGAGTGGACAAAAAAACAAATTCTTGAATATCAGAAGTGTATGGAAAATCCCATATACTTCATCAAGAACTATATCAAGATTGTGTCTCTTGATGAAGGCCTTGTGCCTTTCAAGATGTATGACTTTCAAGAAGATATCGTAGACACAATTCATAATGACAGATTCACTATATGTAAGATGCCAAGACAGTCTGGTAAATCTACGACTATGGTATCCTATATTCTTCACTACGTTTTATTCAACCCCAACATGAATGTTGCAATCCTTGCCAACAAGGCTGCGACTGCACGAGACATTCTTGGTAGACTACAACTCGCATACGAGAACCTTCCTAAGTGGTTACAACAAGGGGTGGTGTCTTAGAACAAGGGTTCGGTAGACTTAGAGAATGGTAGTAGGGTGGTTGCATCCTCTACATCTTCATCTGCTGTTCGTGGTGGTTCTTACAACATGATATTCTTGGACGAATTTGCATTCGTTCCAACAAACGTGGCAGAGGACTTTTTCAGTTCTGTGTATCCTACAATCTCATCTGGTAAAACTACAAAGGTTATTATTGTATCAACACCTAACGGTATGAATCTTTTCTACAAGTTATGGGTGGACGC